CTTCTGCGCCTTCACCAGCACTTCTTTGCCATTTTTCAGTGTTCCAAGTTTCCATATAACCTTCTGTTGTATTATATCTTGTTTCACCTTCTGCAGGAGTTGATGATTGTTCAGCAGTAGTTCCGGCCGGAACTACTAAGCCAGTTGTACCGCCAAATTTTACATAACCATTATTAGTTGTAGCTAGTGTTAAATTATTGGCCGATGTATTATAAAATGTACTATTTTTTAAATCAAAGTCATATACATCTACTACATTTGTAGCTGTAGTTCTTTTAAGTTCTAGATCTGACTGTGAAAGTGTTGTCGTTACTAAATTATTGTCAAACAATATATCGCCAGTTGATAGTCCGTGTAAATTAGTACTATTACTGTCAATGGAGCCTACTTGTGCGCCAGCAGCTCTGAGAATTATAGTATTATTAGTATCGTGTGTATCTATACTTTCTTGCCTATCGCTTGAATATATACCACCTAAACTTAAATTACCTGAAGAATAACCTTCGTATAAATTTGAATCTGTATTATATCTAATATCAGCTTGTAAGTTATTTCTTTGTATATCTGTACCATTACTTAGAATTAAAGAAACATTATTATCTGTATTAAATAATCCAGTAACCGGAGATAGTGTTAAATCTCCATCAATAGTAGTTATTGTATTTCCGTTAATTCTAATATTGCCTACATCAACTTTTGATCCATCAATAAATGATCTTTCAAGACCGTTGCGCACTGTTATAGAACCAATACCACTAAAGTCAATTGTACTAGCATCAATGCTTGTTGAACCAGTTTCAAAATCTACAAAGAAGTTGTCTCCAACTTTAAATGTACCGTCTGCATCAGTTGTTGTGTAATATATATTTCCAGAATTTAATTCAGTAACTTCGTTTGCTGTAACAGTAAGTGTTCTATCATTTGATACATCTTTTCCTACGCCAATATAAGCAAAATTATGTCCTATTAGATACATTAGTGTATTTGCGCCATCTGCTTCTGCACCTTTAGTGCCATACACATTTGCCGAGCCTATTGATCTTATTTCTGCACCAAATGTTGTGCCGTCGTTAGCTTTACCAGCAGTTCCGTTTGTTGCATACAATCCTCTATTAGCAAAGTATGTAAAGCTGTTTAGCCATTCTACTCTAACGCCATTTGTCATTGTAATACAATCTACGCCAGGGGTAATGAATGTAGCTGAATGGAAAAGCATACTAGCTTCTCTAGTACTAGACCCTGTTGATGCTCCATCAATTAAAGCACCTTTGCCTGCATCGCCTTGATCAAAACCTCTTGGGTCATTGGCACTTACAACACTACCTTTTGTAATAACTGTTATGTTTCTAATATACGGAGAGCGGTCTGTAATTATTGTATTAGCAGCAAAAGTAAACGCATGTCCTGGGCTATAAAAATCTTTAATTGTAAGATTTTCAATTGTAACATTTTGATTCATTTCAAATGCATTGTTTGTATTTGTTCCAGCTGTAGGTTTAATAATACAGTTTCTAATATCTTCGCCTGATATAGTAACTCTTTCAGGAACAACTAAAGGAAATATTTCTTCGTATTCTCCCGGATAAACATGAATAGTTACTGGACCTTGTGTACTTGCATCAACTACACTAAGAGCATGTGACAATGTACGGAATGCTCCGTGTTGATGATCACCGACATTAGTATTACTACCAAGTGTGCTTACATAAAATATGTTGCCTTGGCGCCTTGACAGAGCTGTACTTTCTACAATCACATTATCTACAAATGTTGACGTACCGTTTAATAAGTTACTGTAAATTGCATTCCATCGTTTTGTCTGCGATCCTAACGCATTTGCATTTGAAGAGTTTGGTAAGATGTCGCTATTAACATCAGCAGCAAACGTAACATTATCGTTATTGTCGTCACCTAAAGTTAGATCGCCTGCAAATGTTATATTACCAGTTGAATGTATACTACCGGTCGAATTCCAAGAGCTTTGGATTTCAATAGTTCCTGTTCCGTTTGGTCTTAGTTCTATATTAGTATTGTCTGTGGTTGACGAAAGTTCATTGGCATCAAATTTTAAATTTTCAGTTTCAATTCCTGTTGCAAAGATATCACCTGTTGAATTTAAGTTAATAGTATTTTCAACTAACTGAGTTATTGCATTACCTTGCAATTCAAAACTACCTAAGTTAAATGTACCAGTTGTTATTGCATTAGTTGTTCTAATTGGAGAAATTGTAGTAAGTACATCAGGACTTGCCATCGATGTAGTATTAATACCAATTCGATCATTATTAACGTCTAGATAAAGTAAATCGTTTTCAAATGCAAGATCAATACCTTGACGTTCAAGATTACTTTTAAGTACGCCACCACCAATTCTACCTACTTGCGACATTTTATTTTCCCTCTTTGACTAATGTATTTATTTGTCAAAGTTATGTAATACTGTAATGTCTTTTCCAAAAGGTGGCGGGGATGTAAATCTTAGATAGTGTCCTGTTGCTCTTACTTGCCCGGTTCCTGTAGGTGCGACATTATTCATGCTGAATACTGTATCTACGGCATTAGAAGCTGCGCCTAGCAACGTAAAATCTGTAGTTCCAACAGTTGTTATTTTATACTCTGTGCCCTGTGTTGCTGTTGTTACATCAATTTCTCCACCTAAGTCACTTGCTGGAGGATTTTGTATTATAGTATAGTTAGTTGTTGCTATTTGAAAAACGTTTTCAACAAATACTAAAATGTGCTTTTCTTGAGAAGGCGCAAATAAAGTATTGTTTGCTAATTTGCCAAATATAATATTAGTTGCATCGGCACCTGTTAGTGTTTGTTGAACAATCCCTGGATCTCTATTAGGTTCTTTAAATCTTATATTTCTCCAAGATCCATTTTGATATGCTTCAAATTGTTCGGTTGATGTGTTATATCTAAGTTGTCCTTCAGTCTGTGCTGTTGCAATACCCGATTCGCTTGGACGTTCAGATGTTGCGCCTTTAGGTACTAATAATGCACGTTCGCTATCAACAATTACTTGATCATCAATGTCGTACTGTACACCTTTTCCGGCAATACTTCTTAGGTTAGTAGTCTGGCGCTTTATTAATCTCATTATACTTCCAAATAGCTTACAGTTGCTGATAATACTGTGTATCTTGACAACCGTGCTGTGCCCGATCCTGCACCTGCGCCAGTTGCTATAAAAATTGTATTAGGATTATTATCAGCTGCACCCAGTGTTGTAAAATCTGTAGTCCCAGCAGAAACAATCGTATATTCTTTTCCAGCTACAAAACTACCAGCACTAATAGACGGTCCTACATATTCTGGTTCAGATTGAAATCTAATTTTGTCGCCTTCGTCAAGAACAATTTTTTCATTATCAAATGTAAATGTTTCACCAGCTGGTAATTCTAAGTTATTAATAACTCTAGTTACAAAGTTGTCTGTTGCGTCACCTTGTGGTACAATGTGTATATCGAATTGGGCAGTTGTTGAGCCGTTATTACAAACTAAAATATTTGTAATAGCATATGTTTTATTCTGTGGCACTCCACCTGCATACGCACCAGGATTGTCTCCGTCTGGGTCTAATATGTCTACGTATGTTTGTCTTAATTGTGCGTTTTTAATTGCCATTTTGTTTCCTTAAAATAACATGCTGAATAGCAGTGATCTATTTTTACTTATTAATTCATCTCGTGTTTGTTCTTTGTTTACAAAAAACAACCCTGTTTTTCCGTTAGATTGATCTGAAGCATATAATTTAATACCTTCACTAGTATATAACGGTTCTAAATTTTCAGGTGATATATCATCTACACCTGGAACACTTGTTAGTACTAATGAATCTTCAATCTTAACTCCGCCAACACCTGGTGCCCTAAGAACTAAATCAGCATCACTTGCTAGTGTTTCAATAGTAGTTCCTGCAACTCTTATTTGATCAAATTCCCAACGGTCAGCATACAATTGCGAAACTGTATTATTATCTATTGCGAATTTTATTACACTTGGATTACTTGTTGTTTCTTCGTCTTCAATAGTAATACTAGTAACTGATAACGATCCGTCGCCAATTTGACTTAAGAAAACATTAGCAAAGTTATATGCAACATAATCTGCTACACCTTGTACATTAGTTAGTGCATCTGGATTTCTTAATGCTCCGTTAATGTTGCCACTAATATCATATTCAAATGTACCGTATTCATAGTTAACTACGTTTTGAACAGAAACTGTAGGTGCTGCTCCTGTACCCGTTGATGGATTTCCTGGAGTTAGTAATAGAGATGCTCCGCCGGTGTCTAATCCGCTTGTTCTAAGTTTTTGTAAATTGCTATCTTGATCATAAATTATAAATCCGCTTATATCTTCATCATATCCAAAATATACATTAGCAATACTTCCTCGATTAATTTCTAATCCAGAAAATTTCTCAGTTCCTTGAATTCCGTTTGATCCGTCATCACCCTGGTTAAGTGTAATAACTCTATCTGTAATAACAGTATCAGTAGTTTCTAGTCTTGTAAAGTTGCCTTCAACTACTAAATCACCGGTAACAAAAACTGTTCCTGCTGCAACACCAGTGTTCAGTTTTATATAGCCACCTGATTGAACGGATACTGTATAGTTTCCGCTATTGAGTGCGCCCGGCGTTCCTGCTACGTTAAGATATTTTGACATTCTTTAATCCTATTTAAAAAAGTATATGGGGGAACTTAATCCCCCATAACTAATCTTAGTCAGCTTCAAAATCGTCTGCGCCAGTGAAATCATCAGCTGTACCAGCTTCTTCCATTTCAACTGCATTGTCATCAACTGCATCACTGAAGTTCCAAGCAATACTTGTGCCTGTGTCAAGTGTTACTTTACGTCCTGCAATTTTAGTAACTTGACGAGCTGTTCCGCCATCGTCTTTTACAGTAATTGTCATTTCGCCTGCTACTAAAGTACCTTGTGCTTTATCAACTAAAGTACAATCCATTGTATTAGTACCATCATAGCAACGGAACTTTTTAGATCCTAATTGCTTTACAATCCAGCCGTTTGCTTCTGCTTGGCCTGTAGCACGAAAACGTACTTTAATTTCGTTGCCGTCTGCTGTCGGCTCTCCGAAAAATCTTTTATTAATTGGTCTTCCCATTTGTTTTCTCCTATAAAAAGTAGTCCTATGCCCGTTCTATGGGCTACGCTGTGGTGCAGCATAAGTCCGCCTTGCGGCTCGCTATCTGACATTAGTATTTATCAAATAAGAAAAAAGCTCAACACAGTTAAGTATTGAGCTTTTAATATTAAAGTCAAAAAAATAGGCCCCGTAGGACCTATTTTCTGTTTAGTAAAACTAAACTTAGCTAAAGCTAACTGCTGTGTCAGTAATGTCTACTTTACCCAAGTAGTCAGCTGCGTTACCAAGCGATGACGCAGTGTTATTCAACTCAACATATCCATAACGTGTCATGAATGATACTGTTGGTTCGAATGTACCTGGATCCAATACAACTCCTGAGCTCATTAGCGGGATGTATGGGCAATAGAATGCCGCTGCATCTGATTCGCTTGAACCTTTGTAGCCGATTAGTACCGCTGAATCATCAGCAGCATAAGTGTTTACATACACTTTCATAGCGTTGTTCAAAGTACCAACCATCTTAGTGTTAGTTGGAGCTTCAAAAGCACCTTCAGTTGTACGTGCAAACGCTGAAGTTGTAGCAGATTGTAGGATTGTTAACGCGAATGGCGATACAACAGCCCAGTTACCTGCACCTCTACGTGTGCGCTGTGCAATCAAGTTACTTACGCGGTTGATCTGCACTGCCAATGCGGCATGCTCGTCACCTACGAATGTAGCTGTACCTGAAACACCTGTTTGTACATATGTTTCAGCAGCAGCACCAGCTAGTGTGTCTAAAGACGCTAGTACTTCTTGATCGATTTCAGCAGTAATCTCTTGTGCTAATGCAGCCATGATTTCTGCTTCAACGTCAATACCGTGCATAGACTGTGCGTCTTGTGCAGCTTCAAACGTCCAGCGAGCTGACAACTTACGTGTCTTAGCTTCAACTGTCTGCTTCAAGATTTGAATTGACATTCTGTTGCCTGCTTCACCTTCAAGTGCTGCTGTTGCATCAGCTTTACCTGATGTAGCATTACCTGAATATGCTTCAGCAATTTTGAATGGGCTTAGAGCCTCTTCGCCTGCTGTTGCACCTGATGCGCCTGCGCCTACTGTGTCTGAATAACGAACACGTAGAGTGTGGATTTGACCCACAGGACCAGTCATTGGTTGTACGCCTACTAACTCGTTAGCAATAACGGTTGGCATTACACGTCTGATCACTGGAAGGATCACACGATTTAGTGTTGCGACATTACCCGCAGATGTTGCACCAGCTGTAGCACTTTCTGACAAGTACTTGCGAGTGTTTTCTAGCGTAGCAGCCATAACAGACTTCTTGTTGCCTTGCAAGCCTTCAAGAAGAGCAGTTTTGGTGTCCTGCCAGCGGCTTTCTAATAATTCTGACATCATTATCTCCTTAATTATAATCCAGCAAGACGTTTAATGTCAACAACATTGTTGTCTGTTTCGTCTGCTTTGGTTTGTGTCATTGTTTCTGTACGGTTGCCTGTAACCTCTGTGCCTTCTGTAATTACTGCCTTACGCTTTGCTGGAGTGTTTCCGTCGATAACCGATGGCAAGTACTTGTCAAAAGACTTTTGTAGTCTATCTGTCTGTACTGATTCCAGTAAGTCTGTCATAATCTCGCGCTGATCTTTGCCAAGAGGCGAAATCAACTCGTTCATAATCTTTTCACGCTTTGCAGCTTCAACTAAGCGAGATCTCTCTTTGCCTGCCGATTCTGCAAGTGTTTTTGCTTTTGCTGCAAATGTTTTTGCTTCTGAAAGTTGCTTGTCTTTAGCAGACAGTACTTTCATAAGTTTAGCAGTTTCTGAATTTTCATTTAAATATGAAGTTCCGTATTCTGCTGCAAATGCTTCAAAAATCTTACGACCAAAGTCGTTTTTACGTGCTGTGTCAATATCTTCTTTAAGTGCTGTAATCTCTTTGTCAAGACCTTTAGCAACCATTTCAGATACTGCGGTAGCACTTCTTTCAATAAAGTCTGTTTTAACTTTAGCGAAGTGTGTCTTAGCTTCACGTACTAAGCGTACTTTTGTTTCAGCTAAGTCTTTCTTATCTTCATTAAATTCTGCAATTTCTGAAGCTAGAGCTTCTACTACAAACTCTTCTAGCTTGGCATATGATTCTGCCATTGCTACTTTGTCTGCACGTAGTTCTGTGATTTCAGTTTGTAGTTGTTCTACTACAAAACCTTTTAGTAGAGTTGCATTTTCACGCATTGCAACAGCATACTTCGCTTTTGCTTCTGCTAATTGTTTGCGGTCGTCTGCAAACTCTGCAATTTCTTCTCCAAGGCGCTCTTCAAGTAGAGTATCAATGGCCTCAACCATTGATGTTTTGTCTTGCTCATATTTTTGAGCAAACTCTTCACGTAGTTCAGCTGTTGCTGACTGGCGATTTTCAGCTACTTTACTTTCCCAAGCTTCTTCAATCTGTGCTCTGACTTCTTGAGAAACAACATCGTTTTCGAAAAGTGTTTTCAGTGCATCTATCATTATATTCTCCTAGTTTATTGGAGTTTGCTGATTATGTTAACCAGCGATTCCTTAAGATACTTTTGTGCCTGTGCGTCATGTTTTGTTGCCTGTGCAAATTCGTATGCCTTCATTCCCCCACGTGCATTCATTAAGTGTTCATAAATTGGTGTAGGATATGCACCAGGGGCGCTGGGCTGAGCCACAACGTCCACAGTGATTATTTCAAAGTCAGAAACGGTATTGCTACCGTCTTCTGCTACATTACCGCTACCACGTGACGAGACGCCTAGTTTAACGCCTGCTTCAAGCATCGTTTTAACTAGGTTCCCCATCGGTGTTGGTAAAATTTTCAATTTGCCGTAACCGTTATCACCATCCATCCAACATTCAGTTATCATATGGCTTACACGGTCAATATTGATGTTAAGTCCTTCTGGATGATCAACTTCTCCGAGAACACTGTATCCTCCAGCGATTTGATCATTGAGAGTCTTGACAGCCCTGCCTATTTCATTTACAGGATACACTCGCTGATTAGCATTGCGAACACCACCTTGGATCATAATACCTTTCATATAAAGGTCTTTACCTTCGTTGGCATTCTCAAGTACTACATTAGCTTGGTCGAATGTCAAATGCTCTCGTAAGTTTCTCATCTAGGTTTCCTTACGTTTATTTGCCTACAACAGATTTTTTGTTGTCAGCAGTCTCTGGCTTTGACTTCTTTTCAGCGCCGTGGCCAGGTTCGGTTTTGCCAGCTTTTGCTGCCTTACCACCAGGAACGTTAACGTTCTTGGTATTCATGTCCTTTG